CACTCATAACCAATATTCCGGACATGTGGGTGCCTATTTTGGCGCCGGCATGGAATTCCCTGCTAGTTTGGATCCAGCTATCCTAGATGCTCCATATACAGGTTCGGGATGTCGTTTACATAAAAGTCACGAGTGGGCTTATATGTTGGATGACATCACCAACACATATCCGGACTGTTGGATAACTTTAATTTACAGACCTGATGCTGCCAGTTTTGAATGGTGGAAGCAGGCTGGTGGTTGGAATATAAGTTATCCTAATTATGACTTTTATGTGGATGATGCTGGTATGCAACACCATATAAAGCTAATGAACGAAGCTATATTAGAGTTTTCTCATAGCCACAATTTAGTATGGCACCATATAGCAAAACACGCAGATATATTAAAAACAACATGGAAACAATCCTAGCACTACTAGTAGGAACTCTTTACGGACTTGTGATTGGTATAATACCAAGCGCGGGCGCGACTACTGGTTTGGTTGCACTTTTTGGTGTGATACATTACTTTGTTAGTGAGCCATATTTAGGAGTAGTTTTTCTAATGGCAGTGGTTGCAGCAAGTACAACAGGTGATAGTTTTACAGGTATACTACTAGGCATTCCAGGTGCTAACAGCGCAGCCGCTACAATGGTAGATGGCTTTCCACTAGCACAGCAGGGCCGTGCAAGTTATGCTATCAGTGCAGCAGTTACTACAAGTACAGTTAATGGATTGCTTTGGGGATGTTTAGTTTTCATGTTGCTTCCCTGGTATAGCAATTTGTTAATGATATTGGGTATACCTGAACTGTGGGCGTTTATAGTTCTCGCTCTTGCTACGGTTGGTTTTGTAAGTAACAGTTATTGGATTAGAAGTTTAGTTGCTATTTGCGCAGGAATATTTCTAGGACTAGTGGGCGTAGATCCTACAAATAACGAACCTAGGTTTACACTGGGTTGGTTCTATTTGCAAGATGGACTACAATTGATGCCAGTAGTTGCTGGTTTGTTTGCAGTACCAGAATTAGTAGCAGGATTAAAGCGTACAAGTACAGCACGTATTGTTCGTAATGAACTTTGGCAAGGAGTACGTGCAACCTGGCAGCATCGTTGGCTAGCATTGCGTGGTGGTTTTATAGGTGCATTTATTGGATTGTTACCTGGACTTGGTGGCGCAATGGCGGACTGGATGGCATATGGTAGTGCTGTGGCAGCAAATCCAAAAGAACAGTTTGGTAATGGTAACATCAAAGGCGTCATAGGACCAGAAGGTGCTAACAATGCACAAAAGGCAACGTCAATGATTCCTACTGTGTTGTTTGGTATTCCAGGTGCTCCGTTTGCCGCAGTGTTAATGGCATTGTTCATGTACCTAAACTTTGAACTGGGCACGCCAGATATAGCAGCAGACACAGAATTTTTCTTTAGTCTTGCGTTTGGTTTTCTATCAGCAACAGTACTAGTAGCAATCCTGTGTTTAGTTTTTATACGAACTATCACACGTATTTGTACAGTACCTTACAAGTATTATTTCCCAGTACTATTGTTAGTAATAATTTGGGCAAGTATGCAGTACACGGGCGGATGGGAAGATTTTGCAGTATTGGCAGCATTTAGTTTATTAGGCATACTATGCAAAAACTATAAGTTTAGCAGACCAGCACTTCTAATGGCGTTTATACTCGCTAACAAGATTGAGAGTTTTACCCTACAACTCACAAGTCTTTACACAGTAGGGGATTTAATAACGAGACCTATATTTATGGCAGTGATGCTGTTTACTGTAGGTATCTTCGCATATAGTTTAAAGAGGAAAGGATCTATAGATTATGCGTAAAATATTTTTAGCACTCGCAGTTATGCTATTTGCAACACCAGCACTAGCAGACTACACACTTATTGTACCACAGAAGCCAGGCGGCGGTACAAGTGTTTGGGCACAGATTGTTGCCACAGAATGGGAAAAGCACCTAGGTGAAAAGATTGTTATCCGGCACATTCCAGGTGCTCGTGACATACCAGGATTCAATGCTTTTCATAATGAACTACAAAAAGACCCAAAGATCATTATGGTATCACATGGAGGCAACGGAGTAAGTTTTCTACAGGAAAAAGTAGACTACAATTATGCTGAATATGATAGCGTAGGACTAATGAACTTGGATATTATTTCCGGTATTCGTAAAGACTACAAGGCTGGCGATAAAATTAAGTTTGCAGCAGGATCAGGCATGGTACCAGAAGGACTTGCTATCGCACAGTTGCTATGTGGCAACCTTAAGAGTATTGATGAATATGCAGCATGCTTTAAGGATAAGGTTACATGGGTACCTGGCATGAGCGGTGGGCAGCGTAGACTGGCATTCAAGCGTGGCGAGCTCAATGGCACTAGAGAGAATCCAGCAGCATACAAAAAGCACGTTGAATCAAATCCTGATGCGACGTTGTGGTTTACACACGGCATTCTACAAAAGGATGGATCACATGCTGACGATCCAAACTATCCCGGCTACCAGTTCGAGATCTTATTTGAGAAGCGTTGGGGTGAGAAGCCCGACAATGTGCTCTATCCTGCTTATAAGCTAGTAAAGAGTTTCCGTGACGGATTACAAAAAGCACTATGGGTAAGCAAAGGTAATCCTAACCGTGATCATCTAGTCAAAACACTTACAGCAATGACCCGTGATCTAGATAGCATATCAGCTATTCAGAAAAAGGTAGGCGAGTATGACTGGGTAATTGGCAATGCTGGCAATGCTCATCGCGATACATTAATGAGTTTTGTAACTGAATCTGCGCTAAAAACACTAGTAGATTTTAATACCCAGGCATTTGGTTTAAAGAGTGTTTATAAACCTGAACTTATTCATGGAAAGTAATATAAATACACTTATATAACAGGTGTACCACTATGGATATTAAAGAAATTGTTGAAAACACTAAAAAAGTTTACATGAGTGACTCCAGTTTGGAGTTGCTCATGGACTTTGAACGTGTACTTGATGAGGTAGATTTATACGCTTTTAAAAACTGGAAGCGGGGCGAACTTGTAGAAGGACCAATCAAACACAAACACTGGGTAGAGTGTACATTTATGTACCCAAGTAAACTAATGCCAGACCCAGATGGCGGCAAGCGACTTTTGGGGTATAACGCTATTATTGAGTACAAGAAAGACAAGCTCAAGACTCCAGTTAAAGTAGAAGATTATAGTGATTTTAGACCTGGTACAAAGAAACCAAAACTAAAAGAAGATCCAGTATGGTTAGTAAAAGTAAAACTGCCAGTTGAACTAGTTAAAGATACACAAGAAGGTTTTGTGGAACTTGAAGGCAAAGATATAGACTTATCAGATCTGGACCAAGCATATGACCAGGGCTTAGAAGGCGGCGGTGACATCATGAACCAACAGCAAGTAGCAATGCCCGGAGCAACACAATGACCCAGCTAGCTGAAGGTTTGGAAAGAGACGATTTACAGGACAGAGTTGAACCCAAGGTTCACTTTGATGAGTTTGCTCCTAAAATGGGAACTGATGATCAAATTATCGTTAGTAGCTTTATGGTAATGGGTCAACAGGTAGCGTATGATTTGGAAAACTTTTTAGAAAAAGGTTACCCCTGGATACTGGATGCTGAAACCAGTGCTGGCGAGAAAGAGCCCGGGTATTACATTGTGTTTGTTGAAGCAGAACGCAGAACCAGTTTTCCAGAAAAGTTTATGAGCTTAATCAGTGACTTGGAAAATATCACTGGCATTAAACCCAGTGACTGGATTATGAAATATTATCAGGGCACACGGCGCGATCCTAAATACAAACTTACGACACAGAACATTAGCACACATGTTCCACTGAGTCCTAGAAAATATAGACAAAATAAACAAAGTGAAAATATGTTAGAAAGCATGTTAAACATAGCAAGAGTTCCACGAAGAAAAGGTGACACACATGAATTTAGACAATCTAAGAAAACAGCTAGAAATTGACGAGGGTGTTGTATACGAAGTTTATCTTGACCATCTTGGGTACCCTACTTTTGGTATCGGTCATCTGGTTACGGAATCAGACCCAGAGAATGGACTTGCAGTGGGGACCCCCGTTGATGCTGACAGAGTCGCTGAAGCCTTCGAGTCAGATATCCAATCAGTCTTGTCAGATTGCGACAAACTTTACTCAGACTTCGCCGATCTGCCAGAAGAAGCTCAAGAAATAATTGCTAACATGATGTTTAATCTTGGGTATCCTCGATTATCAAAGTTTGTTGGAATGAAAAGAGAAGTAGATGCCAGGAACTGGAATGAAGCTGCCAATGAAATGGTGGATAGTCAGTGGTATCGTCAAGTAGGTGCAAGAGCTGAAAGACTTGTAGAGAGAATGAGAGCTATTTAGAGAGCATTAATGGGATTAAAACTCGCTGGTATAATGTTAGTACTAATTCTGGCTATGTCTGGCATAGGCTATTGGTACTACAACGACACGCAGGAAAAAATGCGTATTCTTGTTGCTAATGAAGCAAAGGCTACAATAGCTGCTCAAACAGCAGAAGCAGCAACTAAAGCACTACAAGAAAGTTATCAGCGCATGAGCAAGGAGTTAAATCGTGTTAATGACGAGTTTGCAGAGGCAAGAGCAAATAATAAAGTTCTTACTAGCAAACTTGCTAAACACGATCTAGCTGTACTGGCAGAGAAAAAACCAGATTCTGTACAACGCATTATTAATAGTGCTAGTGCTAAAGTATTAAGATGCTTTGAGATTGAGAGTGGTTCAAAATTAACGGAGGCAGAAAAAAATGCTAAGTCAGGCAAAGCGTTCAATTCGGAATGTCCTTGGCTTTGGCCTGGTGCTAGCAAGCCTTAGTGCTTGCAGTAGTCCTAGAGTACTAGAGGTAAGTGCCAAGCCAGTTGAAATACCCAAACTTACTCTGCCCAAAGCAGACGTTCTTAATTTTGCTAGTAAAGAAGTAGAATGGCATGTAATTACGCTGGAAAATTATCAAGCAGTTTTTGATGAGATAAAAAAGTCCGGCAGACCTATGACACTGTTTGCACTCACAGATAAGGGCTATGCTAACCTTGGCGAAAATTTAAGTAGTATAAGAGCATTTATAGAACAGCAAAAAGCTATTATTATTGCCTATGAAAACTACTATAAAGAAAGTGATAAAGCAATCAAAGATGCTAATAAAGAAATAGAAAAAAGCAAGGAAGATCTTAAAAAAAGTGCTGAGCCCAGCTTTAGCTTAAAAGGATTGTTCAAATGACTATAGACGGCGGGACATATGTTGGTACATCAGGAGCAAACTCACACTGTAATAACTGTGGTCATCCCAGTCACTGTGGTGTGCCACTCTATGAAGATTCCTGGTCAGCCTACGGAAAGAGACTGGGCAGAATAGAAATCTGTAAAAATTGTACATGCTCTGAGTGCTCTAATGAAACAAGTTAAATGTGGGAACAATATAGTATATCTTATAGTAGAGGGCTAAGTTATTATACTTACTTAGCGATGCGTGATAGCGTTTATAGAATTCATGAGTTATTTAATAAAAAGATAGAGATGTACGATTCTCTCTACATGATTAAAATAATAAGCTATAGAGAATTGCAAAATTATTACAAAATAGGATAGTAAAATGAAAAAGTTTTTATCAACAAGTTTAGTTTTAGTATTTTTATCGGGATGTGCTCTAACTGATGTAATACCCAGTTTTTGGGACGACAACCAAAGTTCACGTATAGTGGATGTTTATGTTAAAGCAACAAACATGGATTGTAAACAACCACACCTATCTCAGGTAACCAGCATTAGAGACGACTTACAGTGGTTCAAGCTATACAGTGAAAGCAAGGGCTGGCTACAGCGAGATGTTCTAAAACTTATTAAACCCATGCAGGACACTGTAGAGGATTTTTATAAGCGCAGTAAAGAAAAGCAGGGCAGCGAAGCCTATTGTGAAATTAAAAAGAAACTATTGATCAAACAGAGCAAAGACAGTGCTCAGGCAGTACTAGGAAGGTATGACTTATAATGGAAAAACTAAATGAAGCAGTAAATGATTTAAAGGCTTTAATTGACAATGGTCCAGATTGGGCTAGCGAACGGGCGAAGATTGCGCTAGATTTATTTGAACAAGTAAAAACAGGTAGCATAAGCCAAAGCGAGTACGATGAATTATTAGAAGATTTAGTTCGTACAGATAAGCTAGATGAACTAGCCGACGATCTAAATACAAAAAATAATCTAGTAGCAACTGTAATGGTGCTAAAGAACTTTGCTAGTCTAGTTTAATAAAAAAAATTTTTGTAACTTTTTTGTAACACTCTATAAGTTAAATAACTAGGAACAACAGATGGAGTTTTTTAAATATGGAACTAGTTACAATATGGATGGCCGTGGGATTTCTCATGGCAGCATACAGTGTTATCGCTAACGACAGTGTACAAACACTGGGCACTTGGATAGCCAGCAATCACGAGCGTTTTTCTTGGAAAATACTTTGGGCCGCCGCTAGTGCGGTTTTATTATGGGCATTATGGTATGGGTGGTATACCTCAGGAGGAGATATTAGTTATGGACGTTTAACTAAGATCCCATTTCAAGAGATATACTGGTACCATGCTGTAGCACCGGGAATATTGCTTTTATTAACACGAGTAGGCGTACCAGTAAGTACGTCCTTTTTAGTTTTAAGTGCATTTGCAACTAGCTTTGTGCTTGAAAAAATGCTGATGAAGTCAATAATGGGTTATGCATTAGCGGCTGTTAGTGCTTATGCTCTATGGCATATTATTAGCAGAATAATTAATGAAAATCGATCAATGGGAGATCATTGGAGTCGTCCTTATTGGCGAACCGCGCAATGGGCCACAACTGCTCTATTATGGTGGACTTGGCTGAGCCATGACATGGCTAATATTGCGGTGTTTCTACCTAGGCAGATCCCATGGGACCTAATGATTGTTATTAGCATAGTATTTGTAGCATTGCTAGGCTTTATGTTCCGCGAAGGCGGTGGTAAAATCCAGGACATTGTTTTGGAAAAACAAACCACACGTTACATTAGATCAGCAACACTAATTGACTTAGTATACTTGGTTATACTATACTTCTTCAAAGAATTAAATTCAATACCAATGTCAACAACATGGGTATTCGTAGGCTTGTTAACAGGGCGTGAACTTGCTATTGCTCACGTTAGGAACACTAAAATGAAACAGGTGTTCCCAATGGTAACAAAGGACTTTATCAAGATGATGATTGGACTTGGTGCTAGTGTTGGCATTGTATTATTCATCCATTACCTGGTAGTGCCCAACGGCTGGTAATAAAATAACAGTGTAACTAATTATGTTATTGTTCTGACTAAATATTGTTGAGGAGCAATTCAATGTTAACACCAGACCAAGCAGCACAACAAATCACAGAATTTTTAATGCCGTTTATAGGCATGTTAGTGATGATTATTATAGCCATGATGATTAAAGACTGGGCTATGAAAGTAGCCAAGGGAATGGCTTTTGCCTTTAACAAAAGTTTTAGCGAAGGTGATAAAGTTATACTGGATGGAGAACGTGCCCTAATAGTTAAAATAGGCATGACTCAAACAGTGTTTGGAATTACTAAAAAAGGCGGAGAGTGGGATGGTGACTATGTTTGGCGATATGTTCCTAATGAAAAAATCAGCGGATTGAAACTAGAAAAGGTTATTTTCGATCCTAGACCTATTCACAATGAACAACATATAGCAGTTAATAATGAGCTTATTAATAAAAATAGAGAAACTATCGAGGAGTTAAAAAATGGAAGAGCAACCAGTAAAACATAAGATTGAACTAGAAGTAGATGTGTCTGCTACTGAAAACATAGTTGAACCAAACAAATATCAGGGTATAATTGATCTGGCAAAAGCAGTAGATAGCTGGAGAATATTTCCTAGAATCTTTATTACAACTTACATTTATTTACTCTACAAGGTTGTGATCTGGTTTATGGCACTACCGGATCCGAACATGAACCAAGCAGGACTAGTAAGTGTGGTAGTTGGTGCTGGAGCAGCCTGGTTTGGTTTGTATACAAATAGTAGCAAAAAGTTTGATACTCCGTCAGCAAGTATGCCCACGGTCGCAAAAAAGTAATAACAGTTGACAACTAGGTTTTTAGTTGTATAATTATATATATGAACTACTACGACCTCCTTGGTATAGAGAAAAATGCATCTGCTGATCAGATTAAAAGTGCCTTTAGAACAAAAGCAAGGCACACCCATCCTGATGCTGGTGGAGATCCTGAAGATTTTAAAAAACTTAATGAAGCCTACGAAACACTAAAAGATCCTAGCAAAAGAGCTGAATATGATCATGTTAGTAGCGGTGCTGGTAGAATACATGTTAATATAAACGGCAATCCACACAATATATTCAGTAACATATTTCAAGACATACACAATGTTTTTGGTGAAGAAACAGGGCCATTTGCTAGTAATAGAACCTATCATAGACAAAATAAAAATCGCGATTTAAGTATAGAATATACATGCAGGCTAGAAGATACATTACAATCTCAGGAAAAACAAGTAAGCGTAAAGCATCTAAGTGGTGAAAGAAAACTTGTCCAGATTAGTATTCCAGTGGGTGCCAAGGACGGACAAAGAATAAAATATACAGGGTTGGGTGATACAACTATGACGCAGTTGACACCTGGCGATTTGTATGTTACAATAAAGATCGTTAAGAGTAATAAATTTGAAGTACAGGGAAATCATTTATACACTGACGTAACTATAGATTGTTTTGACGCAATACTTGGATCTACTATACAAATTCAAAATTTGCAGGGAAAAACTTTAAACCTTATTATTCCAGCTGGCACACAAACAGGAACTCAGTTTAGTTTAAAACAGCAGGGTTTATATGAGATAAACAATGATAAACTAAGAGGAAATTTGGTGGCAAAAGTACATGTAAAGATTCCGCAAAATCTTACACCTGACCAGTTAAATATGTTAAGAAGTATCAGAGAGAATAGATGAAAACTAGTAAAAATTTGGACAAATTAATACAAGACGCTAAAAAGATAGCAGCCACCAACAAAAACAGGTATATTACTAGTGAGCACGTCTTATATATTATATTACAAGAAAATGATATCAATAAACTCCTGGCGGACTATGGCACAAATCTTAATAGTTTATTACAAGAATTAAATGAATTTATAGACAGTAAACTACCCAAGGACCTAAAAAGCGATCAACAACCAGTAAAAACTCATAGTTTGGACCGCATATTTAATAGAGCATATACGCAGGTATTGTTTAGTGGTAGAGAAGAACTTATTATACTTGACATCCTAATAAGTATGCTCAATGAAAACAATACAATGAGTGGATATTTTTTGTTAAAATATGGACTACAAAAAGACGAGTTTAGTGAGTACGTAACAAAATATTATAATAGTAACATAATGGTTAAGGAAGCCAAAAAATACTATGCTAAACTGTTGAATGAATACTGTACAGATTTTACTGAACTTGCAAATCAAGGAAAAATAGATCCTGCTATTGGTAGAGATACCATACTAGATGATATCTGTCAGACCATGGCAAGACGCAACAAAAGCAACGTGCTCATGGTCGGTGATCCTGGTGTGGGCAAGACTGCTATTGCTGAAGGATTGGCAATTAAAATAACAAACGACGATGTTCCGGGTTACCTCAAAGAACATAAGGTATATAACCTTGATGTGGGTGTACTGCTTGCTGGCACACAGTATAGAGGCCAATTTGAAGAACGTGTCAAGGAAGTAATGGAAGCACTTATTAATGAGGGCAACTGTATCCTGTTTATCGACGAAGCACATACCATGAAGGGTGCAGGATCCGGTGGCAATGGCGGCACAGACTTTGCTAACATGTTAAAACCCTATCTGGGCCGTAATAAACTAAAAGTTATTGCCAGCACAACCTGGGAAGAATACACAGAAAGTTTTGAAAAAGACCGTGCCCTAATGCGGCGCTTTTATCGCATTACAGTGGATGAGCCTAGTCCAAAATTAGCAAAACAGATCCTAAACGGTTCAGTAAAGTACTATGAAGAATTTCACAGTGTGCTAATTGCTCCTGATAGTATCGATAGTGCAGTGGACTTGAGTGTTAGGTTCATGACAGACAAGAGGCTGCCTGATAAGGCGTTTGATCTTATTGACAGTGCTTGTGCTAGACAGCGACTACTAGAAGTTGAATATCCCAGTATTACCAAAGAACTTATTGAACTTGAATGTAGCAAGATTACCGGTATACCCCTGGATCAAATAAGTGACACAGTGAACAAAACAGTAAACTTACGGAAAGTAGAAACAAAAATTAAAAATCAAGTATACGGGCAAGATGAAACCATAGAAAAAGTAATGGAAAAGGTCTATGTTAGCAAGGCTGGACTTGCTCCCAAAGATAAACCAGTGGGTGTATTTTTATTCTTGGGACCCACTGGTACCGGTAAAACAGAACTTGCTAAACAACTTAGTAAGAGGCTTACCATGGAACTGCTACGTTACGATATGAGTGAATATCAAGAACGTCACAGTGTAGCGAGGTTTATTGGTGCGCCTCCAGGATATGTGGGATATGATGACAGTAATCTGGGCGGTGGTTTGCTTATCAGAGACATTGAACGTAATCCAAACAGCGTAATACTTTTTGACGAAATAGAAAAAGCCCATCCTGACGTTACCAATGTTCTCCTACAACTCATGGATGAAGGCTTTATTACTGCTACCAACGGCAAACGTGTAGATTGCCGCAACACCATTGTTATTATGACCAGTAACCTGGGCGCACAAGAAATGGAGCGTGAGCCTATAGGTTTTGGTAGAGAGTCACGTGAAGGCGAGGACGACAAGGCTATGAAGGATTTTTTCAGGCCCGAGTTTCGTAATCGTATTGATGCTGTATGTAAGTTTAATAAACTTGATGAACTTACCAAACGTAAGATTGTTATTAAGTTTGTACAAGAATTTTCAGATCAGTTAACTGAAAAGGGCATAAACCTACACATTGATGAACAAAGTGTAGACTACATTCTCAAGCATGGCTTTGATGAAAAAATGGGAGCCAGGCCAGTTGCCAGAACTGTGGATAAACTGCTCAGAGTTCCAGTTAGTAAAGAACTGGTGGTTGACCCAGCTATCAAAGGCTGTAAAATTAAAGTAAGGGTCAATAAAAATGGCCTGCTGCTCAAAATAATAAGGAATAATAACAATGAGCCTCTATCAATTAAAGAAATTAACGTCAAAGTATAATTTAAAATTTACTAAGAACGATAGAAAATTTTATAAAAAGTATAATTATAAACTAGGCTATTATATGTTTGGCGAGGGGTTGAGCAGTGAAGAATACCTAGATAAGATAGAGGAACAGCGAGTATATGTTAGTCTGAATAACATGTACTTAAGACGTGAACGTAATAGAATAAACGTTTATGCTAGTAGCCTGTCTAGCATTAAAAAATATATTGAAATTAATCCAAACTTTGACTTTGTAGAAATAGGATATTTTCCTGAAGGCATTCCACACAGTATTAAATTACGCAAGTCTGAACCTGAATACCCCTGGGAAGTTAAACTACGTAGACATGTTAAAAAAGAAACACTTAAAACATTCTGGGAAACACACCAGAAAACCATGTGGATTAACAGTGACAGTAAGTATGAACTGGATGTAGAAAAACATAAAAGTTATATAAGAAACTGGATACCGCCGATACGACCTACAACCTGGGCAGTCACTACATGGCGATTCAATGACCAAGATGTTAAGAACCTGTTTGTATTCACATTCTGTGAATATTTACAAGAAGAAACCCTGTTTAAAAAAGAGGAAATTCATGAATAATAATCTGTTAAAAACACTGGTAGAGCGTAAACTAGTTACAACTGAAACTGTGGTAAGAGCAAAAATTCCCACGCAAGGATTTCATAATGCTACGTTTTTGGCTGAAAAAGATGTGCACTGGCACACAGGTATTAGTGCAGAAAATATTTTAAATGTAGAAGGAATGGATCCTGACAGATTCGCTAAAAGCTATGACATCAAACCTGATGGAACTGTAAAGGTATATAAAAAGCGTGGCAGAAAACCAAAATTAGAAAAGGTATAAGATATGTCAGACGAGAACACAGGCAACTTAATGGCAGATAAAGGGATGTATCTAATGATGAGTTCCTTTTCCCCGGAAACTGTTAAACCAATTGTTGAGTGGATTATAAATGAAAATTTAGAAAAAAAGAAAAAGCCATTTTTAACCCTAATTATTTGTAGTCCAGGTGGAGATGTAAATGCATGTTTTGCTCTTATTGATACCATGAAAGGATCCAGCATACCAGTTAAAACAGTTGGTGTTGGCATGATTGCTAGTTGTGGATTACTTACGTTTATCGCCGGAGAAAAGGGCCACCGTGTTCTTACACCAAACACAAGTATCCTGTCTCATCAATACAGTTGGGGGTCTCATGGCAAAGAACACGAACTATATGGGGTCGTCAAGGAATTTGAACTCACCAGTAAACGTATGGTTAATCACTATAAAAAATGTACTGGGCTCAATGAAAAGCAGATTCGTGAAAAACTACTGCCAGCGACTGATGTATGGCTGGATGCACAGGAAGCGAAAAAGTTGGGCATTTGTGACACTATCAAGGAAACTTATTAGCATAAATACTGCTAGTAAGGAGTACAAGCATGGCTAAACTCAACGAAGAAATGGTTGTTATCAAGATTAGTAAACTTCTTAGAGACAGCGAAACACCTGAGTCTATGTTAGATGATGAAATGACTGCCAGTCTAGAAGCAGTAATTCAAGAACTAGCAGGACCAGACAAACTAGTAGAATTGATTAAAGAATAATGTCAGCAACAACCACAGTTACACTATTGCCAACAACAACATTTGGTACTGCAACAGGCAATTATAATGGCAGTGCCAGTTCCTTTAATAGTGACAAGGTTAAGGGAGACGGTTACTATGGTTTTGCTGATGGTGTTCATACTGTGCAAACAAGAATCACAAATCTTGTTGCTACAATAAAAATACAAGGCACACTAGCAACAGATCCAACTAGCAGTGACTGGGTAGATATCAGCAGCGTGGTTACTAGTGATGGAAGCACCACTGTTACAAACAGTTATTTTACAAACTTCACTGGAAACTATACCTGGATTAGAGTTTCTGTAAGTTCCTTTACGGCCGGAACTATTAACAGCATTTACCTAGCTCACTAAGTAATACTATGATCACCTGGTTATTTGATAACCGTAACCAGTATGGCTACTTGCCTAATCTTATAAAAGACATGACACTACAGCCCGGCACTGATGCCTGGCATGATTTATGTATAAAGCAGCCCTACAGTTACGAGTTTAGATTTTTAAAATATTGTATACTGGACAAAGTGCCCTTCAAATGTGCCATGGCCAACAGTGACATCTATGAAGCACCTGCTTATTATCCAGTAAACCTAAACTTCTTTGACACAAACATTGACTATTTTAGTTTAATGGCGCCTGACAGTTTAACAAAACTTAAACAGGGAAGATTTAAGTTTTTGTTTTATTACAGCGAAGGTGATGACATTAGTATAAGTGGCATTGATTACACCCTAGCAAACTTGATGAATAAACATGGAATAAGTCCTGAAAATGTTGTGTTTATTACAGCAAATGCTAAAATAGACGGCAAATATCCCTACTTCTTTTTTCCTGACGATGAGCTATACTATAGATTACTACATTTAAGACAAAAGGACTGGGTTAAAACAGTGGGCCTAGGTCCTAGACCCTACAAACTAACATATCTAAATCGTGCTGATAAAATATGGAGACGTATACTAGCAAGTAGATTATACCATTTAGGTTGTTTAAAAGATGCACAATTTAGTTATTCAAACTACAAATACCAAACTAGTAGTATAGAAGAAGATAAAATAGAGAACTATGACGATGGGTATCTAGATAATCTTGAAAACATTTATGACAGTTTTAGTATGCAAATGCCTTTCAGTTGTGATGAAATGACCATTGATCAACACAACAATCATAAAATAATACACTTACCACACTTTACTGACAGCTATTGGCAGCTCATAGCAGAAACCCACTTCAGGCAAGATACTATATTCTTGACAGAAAAGACATTTAAATGTATATTAAACTTACAACCTTTTGTTATTGCTGGTAGTCCTTACAGTTTAAAGTTATTAAAACATCTTGGTTACAAAACTTTCAAAAATGTAATAAAAGAAACATATGATAACATAGATGACTCAGCAAAAAGAATGCATGAAATTTTAAATGTGGTATATAGTTTAAATAACAGACCTGATGCTGATCATCAACAAATAATGGGTATGTTAAAAGAAACTCTAGAGTATAATCAAAAAACATTTCTTGCCCCCAAAGTAGGAAGATTACAAGGACTTTTACAGAGATTGGATTACAAATGATACATTTTTGCACACCCTGTTATGGCGGACAAATAAGTGAAGTAACTTTCCAGGGATATTTACGCTGGACTATTTTAGCATGTGATCCTAAGTCTAGAATTCCATTTACAGTTGATACGCTGAGTAACGAAAGTAATATCAATCGAGGCAGAAACAGTTTAGTAGCAAAGTTTTTAGCTGGGGCTGGTACGCATCTTATGTTTGTTGATGCTGACATTATGTGGTTTCCACAACAAGTTTTAAAACTATTAAGTGCGGACAAAGACGTTGTAGGTGGCATCTATCCACAAAAAACTATTCCTCCGAAAATGGTTGTAAATACAATAGACAATGGAGGCAAGGAAGGCGACTTACTTGAAGTAGGTACCATTGGCACTGGATTTCTACTAATTAAACGCACTGTTTTTGAACAAATGATTGAAATGGGTGCTAAAAAATACACTGACGATATCGGACTAGACGAATTCAACGATTATCAGTATGATTTTTTTAATTGTACAATAGATTCGGAAGGAAGATATTTAACTGAGGACTGGAGTTTTTGTAGGCGCTGGCGGCAATTAGGCGGCAAGATCTGGGCCGATACTAGTATAGAACTGGGACATGTTGGGTATCACAGATTTATGCCAGACGTACAAAGTTTAAGGAAAGAACATGGAATCAGTTGAATTTAAACTAAGTTTATATGGCCATGGATTTGATGATAGATGGCCAAAGTGTAGAGTACTAGTTAACGATACAGAATTTTTCGATGGTGTTGTTAATGGTGATTTAGACGTAAACTTTACTGTTGATCTAGAAGATGATACTAAAAATAAGCTAATAATCGATTATTATAACAGAGATTTTAAGAAAGATGTTGTGCTAGGTTCTGATGGCATGCCAGTCAAATACACTGCTATCTATGTTAATAACTTGGAGGTGGATGGAATAAACCTAGCCCACACACCATATACAAATTCTTATCAGGAAATATACGAGCCCTGGTATTTAGAACAAAACAGAGATGATTTTCCTAATCCAAGACGCGAAGACATGCAAATAAGCTGGAACGGACAATGGATTTTAGAATTTACAAGTCCAATTTATATTTGGTTACTAGAAAACCTATAACAAATAAATACATGTATGCGTATACATGAAGCAATCCAGCAAGTTGTAGCTATATATCCTGGCAGATTTCACCCTTTCCACAAAGGTCACGCCAGTGTTTATACCTATCTACGCAATAAATTTGACACTGTCTTTATTG